TGGTATGTATAATAAAGATGATGATCAACAACGAATTGATTGGCAGATACAAACTTCACAACTTTTTGAACCAATAGTCGAAACCATTCGAGATAGCACAACCAATTATACTAATTTTTATTTTAATGATTATTTTAGCTCGACTGATTCATTTGCTTCTAGACCTATAAACGCATTTTCAACTATTACTGGAAAGAATAAAAATACAGGTGAAATGCCAGTATTATATGTAGATACTTTCGGCACAAAAATGTCGGGCGAAGAAGTAATAATCAATACTGCATATAATAGAAATGAGTTTCACATAGTAAGTTCAAACGAATCGGTATTAAGACTTATGACTATGGATCAAATATCTCAAGGGGGATTTGCTGCAGAAGGAATTAGTGGTTTTGACCCCTATGAAGAAGGTGGCGCATTCTTTGGTATTGCAGACAGTTTTGGAGATCTATTATGAGTATAGTTGATATATCAAAAGTAAAGGAAAATGGTGGAATAGTTTTTTCTAAAAAAGAAAAACAAATTTATCAATATAGCGAATTATCTAATAGCTGGGTTTCAGTAGGAATAATTAATCCACAGCATATAAGTAGTAGTGTAGGACCTAATGGTTTAAATTTTGGTTACGATTCAAATTTTGATGCTTTAAAAAGATCAATGTCATCTGGAATAAATTTGATCGGTGTTGACAGCGACGGAAATACTATTACTTGGACTCATACTATTATAGGTGATCCGGCTAATGCTATAGTAGATATTAGTGGAACTTCTCCAAGTTTTGATTTAGTTCCGAAAAAAAATCTTGGTGATACTTCATTATCAAATCAAATTGTATTTAATGGTGTAATTAATGTGTCTGGAGTAGATTCAGCTCCTAGATTTAAAGAAATTAATTTTTTACCACTTTTTGATAGTGCATTTACCGCAGATTCATTAGGATTAAGAAGTAATTTTATAGATAAACTTGAAATACAATATTTTTATAATTGGGAACAAACAAGTGTTTCTGGTTTTAATCATGATAAGGCAATAGAGCTTTCTACATTTACAGTTCCAGATGTACAATTTTTAGAAATTAAAGATGCGTCAAGAACTACTGATCAATACGTTGATATGCAAATTGCAACAGGAAGTTCTGCTGGGTCAATTATCTTTTTATTGGATGATAATCAAAATAGGCTATTATCTTATCCTATGGCTAATCCATATTCGTTAAGAGAAATTGATTATACACAAGAAAAAACATTAAATTTAAAGAGTGATAGCTGGAATGCTGAAAATCCATCGGCATTTAAATTTAATAATACTGGTTATAGATTATTTATTTTAGACAAAACATTAAATCAAATAGCAGAATATTGGTTACTTACACCATGGGATATACACACTGCTATTAGAAAAGACAATTTTAAAACTAACACCACTGAGTTAAAAAATATTGAAGATACTTACGTAAGTCCTGATGGAAAGTATTATTATACATTAGAAACACCAGTTATATCTCTTGAGCCTAGTGGAACGACCAATACCTTTGAAGGTAGTAGAGGTATGCCTAAATCTGTTAATGCTGGTACAATCAAAAGATATACTTTATACGATTCTGGGCAAATACATACACTATCAGTTGACTCAAATGCTATAACAAAATCTTTTGAAACAGGATTTTATACACATACATTCGTTGAAGATGGAGTGGTGTTGGGTTCTTCTGGAATAGCAAGCAGAGCTCGAGCTGGTGCACGTATACGTGGCAGCACTTTTGTCTCAACTGGGCGTAAATATATATCTACATTTGAACATTATGGTTTGCCTCAATCTATGTGTTTTAATTATGATGGAACCAAAATGTATACTGGTGAAGCTATAGCAGCAGTGGATGGAAAATTTAGACAATATACTCTAACATCACCGTGGGATGTTAGTACTGCAGTTGCATTTGATTCTGCGACGCATGAAATAGGCACTAAAATGAATAGTCTATCCTTAGAAGATCCAAGTCCTAGTTTTGGAGTAGATTTATCACAGCCAGATGGATTCGCAACTAGAAGACCTCACGGGCCAGAGTCTATAAGATTTAATCCAGATGGAAATAAATTTTATGTATTAAATAAAAAATTAAATCAAATTTATCAATATAATTTAAACATAACAACTGATTCTAATTTATTTAATATATCACAATTAACTCAGCCTATTACATCTTTAAGTAAAGAAATTAGTGCTGGAGGATGGGATTTAAAAATAGAATTAAATTCTTTAGGTTCTCCTGCATCTAAAATTGGACAAGATCTTGGAACATTTAATACTATTAATATTATAGACTCAAATAAAATGATAATATCCGGAGATAAGTATTTACATACAGTTCAATTAAATCAATTTAATTTAGTATCTAGTCTTATACAATCTGATTCTAATGTAAGTATGGATTCTTCAAATTCTATTTTTGGGGTTAATATTGTTGACGACAAAATATTAGTTCATGACGATAGCGGAACAATTAATCAGTGGAAGATGACAACATTAAATGATCCCTCAACTGCTGTAAGAGAACATACGAATAAAATTAAAACATTAAATGTAGGAACTGGTGGGTATATTATTGGAGCAAGTGGTTTAGCAATCGATAGCGATCGATCTAAATTTTACATCGGCGCAGGTACTGGATTTGAAATACACAAGTATAGCTTCAATGCTAATGCTGGTGTTTCTAGTATGTCTCTTGATAGTATGTGGGAAGAAGACTCTTTAGGAATTGTTGGTATATCTGCCCTGAATTTAAGAAATAACACTTTAAATTTTTCTAGTGAAAATAAAATACGTGAAATAGATATTGATCATAATATACTTAATAGTAGTGTATTAGATTCTGCTATTTTAACTCTTGCCTCTCCATCTGAAGCAGCAGCATTTGGTGTTGATTGGAATGGTAATGGTTCTGAATTAATTACTACTGGAAGATCTGATTTATCTTCTACTGCAACAAGTTCTGTTCAAAGCTTTGGTGTTAAAAATAGTTATAGTATTAAAAGTGTATAAATAGAGTTAACTAAGTAAAATAGGATTTAAAGTATGTCAACTAAAGGTAGATCATTAGCTAATTTAACACTGCACGGATCATTAGTTCCAGATGCAGATTCTGCATATGATTTAGGATCATCATCTAAAAAGTGGAAATCTTTACATTTAAGTGGTAATACATTATTTCTCGGTGATTCTGGTTCTATTTCAGCTGGGAGTGGTGGAGTAATAGAACTACCATCAATTGAAATAGGCACTGGAAATACTAAAGTTAAATTACAAGCAAGTGCAAGTGGAAAATTAAAAACTAGAAAAGTAGTTGGTGGAGTAGATCAGGATGAGGAAGATGTTGGAGGAGCAGCCGTTACCACATATGCAAATTTTGCTGCATTTCCCAGTTCTAATAATCTTTCTGGGGCTATGGGATTTGCAACAGATACTAAGGCCGTATATATGTGGGATGATTCTTCTTGGCAAAGAATGTCTATCGGTAATCAACTTGGTCCCAGATATACTACAACTCCTTCAGCAGACATTATTTTGCCACAAGATGGTTCTACGACTACTATAACTGGTGTTGCATTAGATGATGGTGGATTTCCAGTGACATATGATTGGGATGCATTTAGTGGCTCAACAGTATACGATTCATCAAACCTACCACCACAAATTACGGCTAGTTCTAGAGATAGTGGCGTAATTACATTAACACCGTCATCAGATGAAGCTCATGCAGGTAGTTTTTCATTTAGGTTCAAAGCCTCAGATGGAGTTCTTTCAACACCAGCAATATCAAACGTAATACTTAGTTTTGTTACTTATGTGACTGTAGACACACAACAGAGCCAAAGTAGTAATACTATTCAACCAACTACAAATGGGACGCTATCCTGGTACAATACAAATTCTGGAGGTTCAACTGCTACTTTGTATCTTCCATACGGCGGAACGAATATTGCTCCACTTGGTAAAAGATATATCGAGTTCAAATATATTTCAACAACTTCTTCTAGCTATGGTCGCAGGGCTATGATAGGAGTTGCAACAAGATACTATGCAGAACAATATAGTTCGGTTGTGGGATATAGTGGTACTGCTACTAATGTTGCTTATTACTATGGCTACAATGGCAATAAATACCCAGGCGGAACTGCACAGGGTCTAACTTCGATTGTCATCGGTGATGTTGTACAACTTGCATATGACACCGATGCTGGAAAAGTCTGGTTAGGTAAAAATAATACATGGAGTACACTCAGTGGTGATCCAGGTGCGGGCGGTGCTGGCATTAGTGTAGATGCTACTGCTGGTGGTGTAACTGGCTATTCATTAATTTTAGCCACTGGTACTGGAAGTAGTTACACTAGTGTTTGGGAAGCTGGAAAACAATCTGCTAGTGATACATATGTTTATTCAATACCAAGCGGATTTAGTCAGTTTTAAAGTAATGTAAAAGTTAAAGCAAAAACTATATAAATAGTACAAAGACTATTTAAATAGGATGTCAATATGGCTATAGTAACTTCGCGGACTGATTTAGAGGAATATTGTTTACGTAAACTAGGCGCTCCTGTAATTGATATTAATGTTGCAGACGAACAAATCGATGATAGAATAGACGAAGCTCTTGAAGTATACCAAGAATATCATTCTGATGCTACCGTAAAAACCTACTTTAAACATTTAGTTACTGCGACTGATGTTACGAACAAATACATTCCAGTTCCAGATAATATTATTTTCGTAACTCATTTATTTCCTATTAGGGTTGGTTCATCATCTGGCGCTGGAATGTTTGATATTAAGTATCAAATGATGCTTAACGACATGGTAAATTTAAATAATTTTACTGGTGGTTTAGACTACTTTGTACAGATGAAACAATATCTTGATCTTATTAATATGACGCTAAATGGCACTCCCCAGGTATCTTATCAGCGTAGACAAAATAGATTACATATTTTTGGTGACTTTTCAGATAGAGATATTAAAGAAGGTGATTATCTTGTAGCCGAATGTTATGCTCTTGTAGATCCATCAACAACATCAGGAACTAAATCTATTTTTAACGATATGTGGTTAAAGATGTATGCTACTGCTTTAATTAAAAGACAATGGGGATCAAACCTCATGAAATTTGAAGGAATGACTTTACCAGGTGGAGTAATGCTAAATGGTAGACAAATATATGATGATGCAAATATTGAAATACAACAATTAGATGAAAAACTTAGACTAGAATTTGAATTACCAATTGATTTATTTGTAGGATAACTTATGGCAAAGAATCTCTTTTTTGCCGATAAACCGGTAAATGAACAAAATTTATACGAAGATATTATCATAGAATCATTAAAAATCTATGGTCAAGATGTTTATTACATGCCGCGTGAAATCGTTAATGAAGATAAAATTTTGGGTGAAGATGTCCCATCTAAATTTTCAACTGCTTATAAAATTGAAATGTATATTGAGAATCAGCAAGGATTTGATGGAGAAGGAGATCTCTTTACAAAATTTGGTGTTGAAATCAGAGATGCTGCTAATTTTGTAGTATCACGTAGAAGATGGCGGCATGTTGTTGAACAAAACGCAAATGAAATTTCATCAGAAAGACCAAGAGAAGGTGATGTATTATATCTTCCACTTTCTAATTCAATGTTTGAAATTATGCATGTTGAACATGAGCAACCGTTTTATCAGTTAAATAATGTTCCAACATATAATTTACGCTGTGAACTATTTGTATACAGTGGAGAAGATTTAGATACTGGAATAGAAACAATTGATAGTATTGAAAATGATGCAGCAAATATTACGCTTGGTCTTGATTCAGCACGTAATCAAAATGGTGTTCTCTTTGGTGATAGTGATAGAATGGAAGGTGGTGTAGACTTCTTTGTTGGAGAAAATATTTATCAGATTGATTCTGCACTTAGAACTATTACTGGTAGACATCCTAAAATTGTTGGAGAAGTTATTGAATACAGTCCTACTACTCGAACACTTGTACTCGGACATGTTGGTGCAGATAGTGCTCTTGATTCAAATGGAGCAGGTGCAACTGGATTAATTGGATTTACGGTTGGTAAAACAATTGTTAATGATAGACCTGATGATCAGTTTGTATTCCCATTTAATGTGTTCTATGGAAGAAATGTAGATTCAAATACATACCTATATCCGAGAACACGAACTATTCTTTCAATTAATGAAGACACTGGATACCTTTCAGCGCAAAACGATATATTTGATGCTAATTCAACAGCATCTATAGACTTTTTAGATTTTTCTGAAGGTAACCCATTTGGTGATGCAGAGGATCCATAATGTTTCAATATTTTTATCACGAAAGAATTAGAAAAGCTGTTGCTACATTTGGCACAATATTTAACGATATTTATGTTCAAAGGACTGCAAAAAATGGTTCTATAATAGACCAAACAAAAGTGCCTTTAGCATATGCACCAAAAGATAAATATTTAGAAAGAATCAGAGAAAATCCATCTTTAGTTGACAATACTAAAGTGGCTTTAAAGTTGCCACGAATGTCTTTTGAAATTACTTCATTAGCTTATGATCCAGAAAGAATTCTTCCAAAGAATAATAATTATAATAAAGCATATGGTACAAGTACTACTCATTCAAATAAAATGTATTCTCCAGCACCATACACTATATTTTTCTCATTAAACATTTATGCTAAATTGCAAGATGATGCTTTACAAATTGTAGAACAAATTTTACCATATTTCAATCCACAATACACTTTAACTCTTAAACCATTTTCTGGATTTGAAGATATAAAAGAAGATGTTCCGATTACATTACAATCAGTATCATTTCAAGATGATTTTGAAGGATCATTGGAACAAAGAAGAACTATAATTTATACTCTTGATTTTGGAATGAGAGTTAATTTTCATGGTCCAATTCGTCAAAGTAAAATTATTAAGAAAACTACAACCGATGTTTATATAGACAAAACCACATTATTAACTTCCGGATCGGATTCTGATGGTTTATATGTTAAACAAATTACTACGCCTAACCCAGCAAATGCTCAACCATTTAGTGATTTTGGATTTACAACTGTTACAGAATATTACGGAGATTCATCACAATGAAAACATATTTTGAATTAAGAGAAGAACTTAATGAAGGCAAATTAGGTAAAGCTATTGGCACAGGGATTGGTCGGGCTGTCGGTGGATTAGGTGGAGCAATTGCTGGTGGCACTGCGGGCGGCTTTATTGCTCCTGGGATTGGTAATATGGCTGGATTCGCAGCAGGTGGGCTTGTGGGTGGAAGCGCAGGCGGAAACATTGGAGGAAAAATTGGTGATTTTATTACTGGTAATAAAGCTCGCACAAATGCAATAAATGCAACTGGAAGAGGAATTAAAAAAGTAGCAAAAAGTGTTGGTCGTGCTGGTATAGAAGCAATGAAACCTACACCACCATCATCAGTGGTTCATCCAGATCATGGTAAAGTTATGACAACTTCTACTGGAAAAAAAGTTTTAAGAGGTGTTGATGGCAAAGCAACAACTATTTCTCATAATCATCCTGATTTTAAGCAACACGCAGCAATAATAAAAAATGCTGCAAAAAGAGCAACTCAAAATTGGAGAACTCAGCAAAAAGCTCAAAAAAGAGCTGCAGCGCCAGCGGTACGAAGACAAGCTGTTAGAAATATTTATAAAAATGCTTATGCAGCTGTAACTGGTCGGCCAGCACCGTAAATAAATATAAAGGAATTAATAATGTTATCATTTAAACAATATAATTCAGAATCATTTGTTGGAGCAATGAAAGGCGCCTTAATGAGTCCGCATGGTCCTAATCATAATCCAAATAAGACAAAGAAAACACGTGAGATACTGCCTGATAGAGTTACAATATCACCACAGGCAAAAGCAATGCGTGATATTGAGCAAAGAGCTTCTACATCGAGTCCTTCAGGACCTGCTTCTTCGCTAAGCGGAACAAAAAGAGTTAGATAAATGAGTGATTGGAAAAAATCAGACAATTTACCAGAAGATGACTTTGATTATTCTCGTAGAACATATTACGATTTAATCGAAAAAGGTAATGCTGCACTAGAAGATATGATTGAAGTAGCTAGGAATCTTGAACATCCTCGAGCTTTTGAAGTTGTGTCTGGTATGATTAAAAATGTTTCAGATGTAAATGACCGTCTTATGGATTTACATAAGAAGAAAAAGGCATATGATCAAAAAGATGTACTTCAAGTAACTGCGCCAGAAGGCACAACAAATAATTTATTTGTAGGATCTACAGTAGATTTACAAAGAATGTTACAAGATATGAATAACCCTGTTAAAGATGATAACGTAATTGATATTACAGATAGATTAGATGATGGAAAAGAATGATTCTTATTTAGGCAACCCAAGTGTTAAGCGTGATGGTGTTGTTACT